TGCAGAAGAATATTTTAGTACAGTGCCTTTGCCAGAATTATTGGTAGTAATGACAGCAGACAAAAATACACTAAAGATAAGGAACGAAGAACGCAAAGAAAGGAACAGATACGAAAAGACACTGAGATGCATTGATGCACATGAAAAATATTTGCCTATACTGCAAGAAAGAAAATGCAATATTATCACACTTAATTCTGCTAAAAAACCAGTACATAAGGTAGTTGCTAAAATTGAGCATAAACTTACGAAATTGTCAGGTAAATACCATGTTGCATTGTGAAGAACAAAATTCTATTGTGTGTTTTCTTTGGAATGAAGAAGGTTCAAGGAGGTATTGGCCTGAACATGTAAATAGGTTAGCAAACTTACTTTATAAATACATGAGCATTCCGTATCGGTTTATTTGTGTAACTGATGAAACAGAAGGATTCAATGATAAAGTAGAATTATTCCAGTTACCAAAAGAAGCACAGTGGATAAAAGAGGTAAAGACTCTTGAGAAACCCACAATGCCGTCCAGTTATAGGAGATTATGGCTTTTTTCCAAAGAAGCAAAGTGTTTAGGGGATCGGATTCTTTTACTTGATATTGATGTCATGATTGTGAACGATTTAGCCCCCTTATTTTCGATGTCCAACGATTTTGTGGGTTGGAGGCCCAAGTCTGAACAAAGGGCTAAAATTCGCCCTATAAATGGATCGTACAGGATTGGTGGTGGAACGTGGTTGTTAAGAACTGGTACTCATACACATATTTGGGAAAACTTTTCTGAAGAAGGACAAAAGAAAGCACGAGAAGTGGGATGGCGTGGATCGGATCAGGCATGGTTGAGTTACAATTTAGCCAAGGACTGTGCGGTATTTCCTGATGAAATGGGTATTTATCATTCCCAAGACGGTGCTAAGATGTGGGAAGAGTTACCAGAAGATGCACGTATTATTCATTTTAATGGTAAAATTAAGCCTTGGTCCAAAAACGCAACGTCGAGAAAGTGGTTATGTGATTACTTTAATAATGTAGAAAGGGAAGATGTTTCTTATCTACGGTACTCTGAAATAAAAAGATTTGTGAGTACCAATAAAGATTTGTTAGAACCTGAACATCATATTGTTGCTTGTTTCTGGGGAACTAAGTTCGATGAACGTTATCCAGAAAAGTTATTTAATGCAATAAAAAGAAACACAACTCGTAAGTGTTCATTTTGGTGTTTAAATGATAAATACTCAAAGGCTATCAGAAAAGGTGATGTAAGTTACATACCCATGCCGTATATTGAAAAACTTGGAAATTTGAATAAAATATATGCGTATGAATTCAGTAATGATTTTTTATATAATAAACGAATCTTTTTGTTTGATTTAGATACACTGGTAATTGATAACATTGATCCTATTTTGGATTACTCTGGTCCGTTTTGTATGCGTGGAGCTATCAATAATAATACTAAACCAGGTGGGGATTTAATTTCGTTTGTAGGTGGATGGGGTGATTCTTGGTACAATGACATTATTGAAAATTCAGCACTAATAATAAAACGCACAAAGAAAAGCGAACGAAAGTTTTATTCAAAAGTATATAATGGTGGTATGGAATTTTGGCAAAAAGCCTATCCTGGAATGTATAAATCATATAAACGAGAAATAAAAAAGATGAATGGTGGTAAACCTGATGCAGAAGTAAAAATGGTATCCTTTCATGGAAAACCAATGATACATGACTGCACGGATTTGCCTTGGGTGGCACAAAACTGGGTTTAATTTTAAGGAGTTCTAATCATGGACTATACAGATAAACCAATCTTAATCACAGGAGCAGCAAGGTCAGGAACGTCTTTAGTAGCAGCTTGTATTCATCTATGTGGTGCATTTAAAGGGGATACGCAAGGGCCAGGACGATGGAACCCTAAAGGGATGTATGAAAATCATGAGTTAAGGGAAAAGGTTGTAAAGCCAATCTTAATGAACATGGGGATGGATAGAAGAGGTCAGTTTCCATTGCCAAAGACTGAAGATGTGATTATCCCTCAAAGATTTAAAGAAACAGTTTTAGGGGTAATGCGTAAACAAGGATGGACACCAGATAAACCGTGGATGTATAAATGTGCAAAAATGTCTCTTTTGTGGCCCGTTTGGCAGTATGCTTTTCCTAACAGTAAATGGATCATTGTACGTAGAAAGACATCTGATATTGTAAATTCATGTATGCGCACAGGTTTTATGACTGCGTTTGCCAGTGAAAAGATTCAAAGAGCAGTTGATGCTAAAAATGAGAAAGAAGGGTGGCTTTGGTGGGTACATCAGCATGAAGAAAAGTTTGTGGAAATTATTAAAGCTGGTTTGAATGTGCAGATGGTGTGGCCCGAAAGAATGGTAAATGCAGATTATGAACAAATGATGTATACAATGGAATGGCTAGGACTTACTTGGAACGGCCCTGCCGTAATGGATTTCATTGAACCCAAGTTCTGGAAAAGCAGAAAGTAGAAAGTGAGGTAAATTATGGCTGTTAGAACAAATGCAGCAGATGTAAAAGCTATAATCACAACGTCTTTGACTGAAACACAAGTAGACGGATATATTTCTGATGCAAATGCACTTATTAATACCACACTATCTACTGATGATGGTCTTTCAGAAGCAACACTCACTATAATTGAAAAGTGGATGGCTGCTCATTTAATAGCAATCACAAAAGCAAGACAACCGCAGTATAAAAAGATTGGTGATGGTGCAGAAAGTTATCCTAAACTTGGGTTAAAGTTTGATGCCAGTACTTACGGACAAACAGCAATGGCATTTGATACGAGTGGAAAGCTGGCTAAGATGGGCAAAAAACGGGTTAAGATAGAAGCAATTCCGTCATTTGATGATTCACCAATATTATAAGGCACTGTAATGGATTTTTTAGCAGAAAGTTTTAATCAGAAAGCAGTTTATTGGGGAAGTCCAAGTACAGATGGGTTTGGTAAACTTTCATTTGCTGATGCCATTGAAATTGATGTTCGTTGGGAAGAACGGCAGGAATTGTTTTTAAGTGCAACGGGTAAAGAAGAAGTATCAAGGGCAGTTGTGTATTCAGCATCTCAAGATTTTGAGAATGATGGATATTTGTTTTTGGGTGAATTAACAGATATTGATTCAGGTGATTTAGATACCCCTCAGAATGTGACAAACGCATACCCCATTCGGGGATATTATAAAAAACCTGACATTGGGGGTAATGTGTATTTTAGGAAAGTGTGGTTGTAATGGCGAATACCAGAAATAAAGTCCGTGGTTTAGAAAATGTTATGAGGAATCTTAACATTAAGATAAACCAGATACAAGGACGTACTATGAAAGGGCTTATTCGCGCCGTTACAATTATACGCCGGGACATGGACAAAACGTCACCCTTGATTCCGGTTGACATTGGCAATTTAAGGGCAAGTTTCTTCGTCGTAACAAGCGACGGAAAGACACCCATAGGGGGAACCCCCACTTTTAAAGAAAGTCGCGGAAATCGCAAATATAAGGGTGATATCGCGAAATTGCAATCTGTCCATAGTAGTACAGTATCAGAGATGCAAGCTAAAGTATCAGCTCTTGGTTCAAAAGGACCGTTTGTAGCTTTTGGATTTGGAGCGTATTACGCAATTTATGTACATGAGATGACTGGTGTATCGGGCGTATCCAGCAGGGCTTTGGGACATATGAAATCAGTATCAGGAAGAGGCCAAAGTTCAATAGGTTGGACCCGTCCTGGTTCCGGTCCTAAGTTTTTGGAAAATGCAATAGATAGAAATGAAGGAATGGTTCTTTATACTATTGCTAAAGAAGTTAAAGGAGTATTGTAATGAGCTTATCAAGCATATCCAATCCATCCAGTGAAGATGTAAAAGATATGTTGGTGGATTTCAGTTCAGGATTTGGTCTTGTGTTTGGTACGGATTTGTTTCTTGCATCATTGCCAGATACTCCAAATGTCTGTACTGTACTATTGGATAGTGGTGGAAACGCTCAAGGTGAATTTGGATATGAGTATCCCAGAGTTCAAATAATTCACAGAAATACGGATTACATAACTGGGTATGATTTTATGCGTGATGTCAAGTACTATCTTCATTATGCCAGAAATAATGAAATTTGGAATGGTACTCGATATATACAGATAGCTGTTAGATCAGATATTCTTTATTTAGGGATTGATGATAAAAACAGGTATCAGTTTTCTTTAAACTTTCAGATTCAACGATCTGGAGTATAACAACAAACCTTAGTAGGAGGAACACAAATGACTAATGCTATTTCAAGTGTAGGTGCATTACTTAAAAAATGGACAGGTTCTGCTTGGGCTTCCGTCGGGGAGGTTATTAATATCTCCGGCCCAATGATGTCCAGAGAGACGATTGATGTAACGTCTCTTGCAAGCACTGGTGGTTATCGTGAGTTCATTGCCGGTTTTCGTGATCCCGGCACATTGACTTTTACCATGAACTTTACACGGTCCGATTATGATACCATGAAGACTGATTTTGAGTCTGACACTGAAGTTGATTACGAAATGATTCTGCCTGATGATGATGTTACTTCATTGGAGTTCAGTGGTCTTGTTACGGAACTTCCGTTGAATTTGGACACAGGTTCTCAGATTACTTGTAATATTACCATCAAGGTAACTGGGCAGGTTACAGTGAATTCAGGTAGTGGATCTTAATCCATAATCAGTAAATGAAGTAAAGGTTAATCAAACCTTTTTCAATTTAAAGCACATGCATAAAACTTAATCAAAGGAGAACGAACATGGAATTCAAAGATTTTCAGGATGTAAATGAACTCAGAAAACATATCTTTGGTGTAAATGATCTTACTGTAAAAGAATTGAAGGTTCCTGAATGGGGATGCAAGTTGTACATCAAAGGCATGACTGGTAAAACGAAAGAAGAGTGGGAAAAGAAAGTTTTTGTTGAAAACACAGATGGCACCAGAAAGTTTAATGCAGATAACTTTAGGGCGAAAATGATTGCCTCTTGTGTTTATGCTGATTCAGATACAAAAACTTTGTTGTTTACTGAAGAGCATTACGAAGAACTTTCTAATAAATCTGCTAAAGTACTGGATAAGATTATTGAAGTAGTACGGGAAGTTAATGGATCTACTGAAGAAGCTGAAGAGGAAATGGCAAAAAACTTAGGCGGCCAGAAAGAAAGTTCTGGCTAAATATGGCAAGGCACATGGGTCATGTTGATGTGGATGGCATGTTAGACAGTATTTCATTTAAACAAGCAAAAGAATGGGAATTGTTTTCAGCTAAGAACCCATTACCACATATACAAATAATGATTCAATTGGCCTTAATAGCTTACAGATTTTCTTCAGCATTTATTAAGTTTAAAGATGGATCACATTTAAAATTTGAAGATTTTTTGCCTGAGTTTGGAAAAGAGAAAGATAAAGCGTCTTCAAATGTTGTTGAATCAGCAAAAACTATGGTAATGGCATTAGGGGATGAAAAAGCAAAAAGAAGACTTCTTACTGAAGAAGAACTAAAACCGTATATAGGTAAAGATGGTAAGCGGTATAAGTACGCTTTAGAAGAAAGAGTGCCACAACGAACAAAACCACCGAAGAATAAAAGCAGGACTGAGTACGGTAAAAAGTACGATGTAATCAAGAGTAAGGAAACCAAAGAGCCGGTTAGACTTAGGAAGGTATATCAATGAGTGACATTGGTACATTAGCCATTTCGATGGGATTAGACATAGCAGAGTTGCGTAAAGATGTTCGTCAAGTAAAAAGCGAACTTAAATCTATGTCTAATACTTCTGAAAGAGAAATGCGTAAAATTGATAGAAGTGTTAAAAAGACAAGTACAGCGTTTAATGGTTTTTTGAAAACTGTACGCGCTGCCGCTCTTGGTTATGCAACTGTGCTTGCAACTATGGAAATATCTCAGTTTACTGGTGACATAATTAGACAAGGTGCCGCTCTTGATGCGTTACAAAGATCATATAAAACAATAACAGGCAGTGCAGTTGAATCAAATAGAATTTTAGGGAATTTAAAGAAAACAGCAAATGATTTGGGGTTGGGTTTAACCTCACTCGAAGATTCTTACAAAAACATATTAGCTGCATCTAAAAACACATCTCTTGAAGGAAGAGAAATAGAAAGGGTTTTTGGCGCAGTTACAAAAGCAAGTGCTGTTCTTGGTATGAGTGCTGATGACACAACAGGAACATTACGTGCTTTATCTCAGATGATTTCTAAAGGCAATGTGCAGGCAGAAGAGCTTAGAGGGCAGTTGGGTGAAAGACTTCCTGGTGCTTTTCAGATGGCAGCCGAAGCAATGGGGGTCACTACACAGCAATTAAATAAAATGCTTGAGCAAGGGCAAGTATTAGCTTCTGAACTCCTTCCAAAATTAGCCGATGTTCTTGAAAGTAGATTTGGTATGGCAGCGGAAGACGCGGGTGATAGAGCAAGGGCATCATTTGAAAGGTTTGGGAATGCTATTGTCAATATACAAAGAGCAATAGCTGATTCTGGTATTTTGGATTTCTTTGCTGATTTAGCTGAATCATCTGCAAATGTATTAAATTTATTAAGTGAAGGAATTCGTGGAAAAACGCTTGAAACACAATTAGAAGGACTACGAAACCAAATACAGGAAATTGAAAACCAAGAACAAATACTTGCTGAGAAACGGGATGAACGTTACCGTGCATATTTACAGAATGAAATAAAAACCAAGCACCAAGCACTTGAAACAGCAAAAGCAATACAAGGAAGCCATGAACGTTCTCAACAAGAAATAAAAACTGAAAAAGAAGTTCTGGAAGAATTACGCAACGAGTATAAAGATTTGCAGATGCAGGTTGTTTCTTTTGAGATTGCAGATCGTATGAATGATTTTAGGGTTGCATCTGTTAAAGCCAAAATAGCTCTACAGGCTCTTCCCCCTTGGTTGGAACAAATAAACACATTACAAAAAGAAATAAACAATGAAGGACTTTCCATTGTAGGCGTAACAGAACGAAGTAAAGCATTTCAGTCTATATTAGATGAAATAGATGAAATGACAATGGATTCTTTTTTGTATAGAGAAAAATTAGCAAAAAGGGAAGCACAAGCACAGATAGATCGTGGGTTTGATGAAGTAAAAGTACAAAAATTGCTTGATTTAAAATTAAAGAAAATAAGGGAAGAAAGAACTGAACATTTAAACGGACTATACGAAAAGCAAGTACAAGCTGCACAAGACGCAGCTGATGAAAAATTACGTATTCAGCAAGAGCTTGACCTTGCATTAATTCAAAATCTTGATGCAATTAATTTTACAGAAAAAGAACGCAGAATGCGTGTTGACCAAGATTTGTATAATCAAACTAAAAAGATTTTGGATGATAGAACAAAAGCAGAACAAGATGCAATAAAAGAACAAGAAAGATTACAAGAAAAAGCCCGGAAAGAATACCTCAGAGAATGGGAACGTGTCTATGATGACATGCACCGCTTTGCCGCCGACACGTTCTATGACCTATTCAGAGAGACCGAGGGCTTTTGGGGCAATCTCTTGGATACTATGGAAGACATGTTCTATAGGTCAGTTGCGAACATGGTCGCACATGCCGCCATGACAAACATTTTCGGGCCGCTGATGCAGGGTATGGCGGGATCTTCTGTTGGCAATTTGCTTGGCTTGCCGAGTGCTGGCGGCGGGTCCGGTCTAATGGGAAGCATTGGCACCAGAATTGGCACAAATGCCTTGGGATCTTGGCTTGGTGGTTCCGGTAATCTTTCAAATGCCGTTGGTATTTTGGGGCAGCAAACCGGCTTATGGGGCGGCGGCTTGACTCAAGGGATATCAGTAGCGTCTCCCGGTTCGTCTTGGGTTGGTGCTGGGCAATTCGGCGCACCTGGAGCCACAACGCCGCTGGGTGGTCCGGCTATGGGGTCCATGATGGCAGCGCTCCCTTTTGCAGCAATAGCGGCTTTTGTTGTGCCAAAGCTGATTGATGGTTTTTTTGGTGACAGGCCCAGCATCGGGTTTCAATCCAATGATTCACAGGCATTGAGAACCGGCCAATATACAACACTTGCAAGCAGAACATACAATGAGCAAGTAAACCGGATCAACCAAATGAGTGCAAGGGATCTGGCTGAAGCCGGTAAAACAAAAGCCCAGATGATTGCAGAACTTGGAGGCGGCCCACAGACGCACTCAAGTGTTCAAAAGCTGGGGCAAAAGTCAAAGAATTTTGATTATTATCTTCGGTTTGCCGACGTAGACAGCGGAGAAACCCAAACACAGATATACAACTACTTCGATGGGATGTTCCGCACCTATGAAGAGCTGTTCGACATCAGCATGAACGACGTTCTCAGAGATGCCCATTTCATTACATCATCCGGGCGTATGGATAAGGGCGGTTCAATCAAAGAGTTGACCGATTCTGTTTTTACAAACATTCTCGATGAATTGGTTCAGGCGGTTATCCCTGACATTGATTCCAGCACGTTCAACCAGCGTTTTTTCAGAGACATTGCCCCGGAAGACGGCACACAATGGGAAGCCTTCGCGGAGTTTGCAACGGTAGTGAAAAACTCCGATGATTTCATGGCGCGGTTTAATGAACGAATTGAAAATGTAGGCCAGACCGCCCTTGAAGCATATCAGCAGATACGGCAAGTCAATGTTGTTTTGGCGGACATGAACACAGCAGTTGAAATGATTTCCGGCGGTGAATTGACAACTCAGCTTGGTGTGATGACCCAGACATGGGCGAATTATATCGCTACAATGGAGCAGCTCAACGCATCGACGGAGATGGTGACAGAAGCTGAAGAGAAACGCAACCTTGTGATGGGAGCGACCATCAGTGGCCTGTCTGCCGGCAGCATTGCTGTTGGCTTGAAGTCCGGAAAAACCGCCGGTGATATTGCCGCTGAAGCTCTCCAGAATATGATTAATGAGCAAATAGCACGGCAGATATTCGATGAACTTTCACCCGTTCTCACGAATATTGGAAAACAGTTTGTTCTGACGGGCGGAGATATTGACGCGGCTCGTGCTGCAATGGAAACGTACATCCCGATTATTCAGGAAATGTATTCTGGATTGGAAGATGTCATTGACCTTGAAAGCCAACTGACCGAAGCAAGAAAAGACTCCGCCCAATCCATTCAAGACCTGATTGATGACCTCCAGGGCGGCAGCATGGCCCCGGTCCAAAGCATGGAGTATTACGCAAACGAATACGAATTGGCAAAGCTCAATCTACAATCTGCATCCACCCCCGAAGAAGTGGAAGCCGCTACTCGAAAGCTGGTTGAATCCGCTCCTGATTATTTAGAATACGGGGCCGCGTATGCCGGTGACAGAACGGGCATTTATTCCGATGTAATGACCGACTTGAGGGGCTTTACCACGACGCCGAATGTACAATCAACCACAAGTGCCGGAAACGAAGCCTTGGCAACCGAAATTCGGGCCTTAGTCAATCAAGTAGCCAATGGTACGACACAGGTATCAGTCAACATTGATGCACAAGCCCTGGAACAGCTTCTAAAAGATGGGCATGTGACGTTGCACAGAAACGATGAAGAAACACACATTGCAGTCAAACGGGAGGTGGCCTGATGTCGATGGCAGATTCATTAAGCCAGGTTGATGCTGATTATGAAACAACTGAGTTATCAGTAGCACCCCAAAAGACAATGACGGAGCAGGTGCGAAAGTCTCAGATCGTTTATGAGTCTGACGACGGTGATCCAACTGTCGTATCTAAGTCCAACAAAAGCATCTGGACGGCTACTTTGATGTGGACTGCCCTATCCGAATCTGACGCTGAAACCATCGAAGATTTTTATTGTGACGCAACCAAAGCAAACGGGATGGAGCGAACATTTTACTGGCAGCACCCCAAGGATTCAGAAACGTATACCGTCCAGTTTATGACATCGCTGGTCAAGCGGTACGACGTTTCTATGCCAAATCATATTGGCATCGCATCGGTTCAACTACGGGTAATCGGAACAAAAACATAAGGAGAACACATGGCAACTTTTCACGCATTTGAACAATTCAGCGAAGACTTCGGGGCAAAGGTGCATGATTTACAGGCAGCAGGGGATACGCTGAAGCTGTATCTTACGAATAACGCACCCAACGCATCGACTCACGCTGTCAAGGGCGACTTGGCAGGCATTACAGAAGAAAACGGATACGCTCCCGCTGATGTGCAAAACGACTATTCACAGTCTGGTGGAACCGGGACGCTAACAGGAACAACGGTAACATGGACCGCAACCGCCGGGGGGTTTGGGCCGTTTCGGTATGTTGTGATGTATAACGATTCATCGGCCAGTCCAGCGGACCCTTTGATTTGTTACTGGGATTACGGTTCTTCCATCTCCATCGCAGAAGATGAGGAGTTTGTGGCAACAATCGGGGCAAGCCTGTTCACGGTGGCACCTGCGTAATGAAAGATTTGTTGATAGGTGTTTTGCTTGGGGTGATGGCGGTGCTATTGACGTTTGCGCTGATTGAGATCAAGCGGTTAGATTGTGAGAAGACAGATAAACAAGTGATTGTAGAGGTTACATTGTAATGGCTTCCGGTTCATTCATAATCACAATAGACAGCAGCAAGATAGACTCGACGTTATCAGATTTCCCGATAATGATCCATCTGTCCAGCACGTCTGGTACAAATGCGCTGGATGTCACGAAGATTTTTGATGACCTTGGTAGCAACTCCAAAAAGATCAAGGTCAAAAACTCAAGCGGGACTGAGCTGTATTGTGAAATTGAAGAGTGGGACGACACTGGCGAAGAAGCTACGCTCCATGTAAAAGTTGATTCTATTTCCAGCTCTGCCGACACTGAACTGACGATTGAATGGGACTCCACATGGACAGACAACACCACTTACATTGGTGAAACCGGGGATACTGCCGCCGAGTCTGTTTGGGATTCAAATTTTGTTGCCGTTTATCACATGAATCAAGACCCGTCTGGTGGGTCTGGTTGTATTCTGGATTCTACGAGCAACAGCAACGACGGAACACCTGCTGGGTCTATGACCAGCGGCGATCTGGTCGATGCTGATTATGGCAAGGCGCTGGATTTTGATGGCACGGATGATTATATCCAAAAAACAGCGATTTCGTCTGGCCCGACAACCGTTGGCACCCAAGAGATATTTTTTAACCCAGATGGTGGATATAGTGGCGGTACAGACGAAATTCTTTTAGAGATTACAGAAACCGGTCCCAGCCCATCGAGAACACTAACATACCTAAACGATGACAACTCATTGCGATTCCTCACAGACTCGTCTCTTTGTACTACTGCCGGGCCTTTTTCCGCACAATATTATTATTTTGTAGGTACATGGAGCGCAACTGGAACAGAGGGCTTTTTGGCCGGGTCAAGTATAGACACAGACACCGGTTTTACACTGTCATCATCAGCGGATGACATAAGGATTGGGGCTGAAAACTCAGGTGCATTGGTTAAATTTTTTGATGGCAAAGTTGCCGAGGTCCGCATTTCAGATGTCGTGCGTTCTTCCGCCTGGATCAAAGCCACAAACGCATCTTTAACGGATGATCTTTTATCGTATCAATATGAAATTGTTTTAGAACCCGGTTCATTTATCATCACCGGGTCAGACATAATCCTATCCACAGGCACAAAAGAAATTGAGCTTGAACCCGGCTCTTTCGTTATCACGGGGTCTGATATTGGGTTAACATGCAATCGCAATATCAATCTTGAATCCGGCACCTTTGAAATCACTGGTTCAGATGTATCATTATTGGCAAATCGCACAATAACGCTTGAACCCGGTTCTTTTGAAATAACAGGGTCAGACATGACGTTTGCTGCGGTTGATGTCGGTGTCACCCGGTACTGGCTTTTGGATGTCTCGACATACCATTGGAGTCAGTCAAGCCCTAACTACGAAGGTAACGCATACACAGCAAATATCGTCACTGGCTCATTTTCCGGTATCACCCTGCGCCGGTCATCCGATGAAAATGGATTGTGTAACCTGGCCGATGTCACGATGGACATTAAAGACCCACCTGCCGGGGTAGACCTGACCGGGCAAACGGCAACACTCAGATTGCTTTTGAACGGAAGTCTTGTTGAAACTTTCGTTTTGGCTGTCCGCAGGTATGAAAAAATCTATGGTAAAGCCCGGATGTACTGCACAAGTCTGCTTGAAAAATGCCTGGACTCAGATCACCCGGCAACGAAACAACCCGGATCAGTCTGGCCGGGGCAAACGGTGAACACTGATGACAATTACGTGATCCCTCAGATATTCGGATCGGCAATGATTCCGTTGCGGTCAGTTAACACAGGCACAGAACGAAAGTATGTGCTGGGCGATTCATCGTATACCTACGACATCACCCGGATCAGGACACCGCTTGACTGGCCAGCGGGTGAGTTCTCGTGGCTTGCGTCTGAGTATACGATGACACAAACCACCGAAGACGGTTATAAGTTGCTGCAACCGATTATCCATGACAGCGACGGCGATGGAACGGCAGACGCTTCTGGGTTGTGGAAGGATGGGGAACGGTTTTTAGATCCGGCGGTCAAATATACATCTACTGAAATATCAGCGGCAGATACGGTGTCGCCGGAAACGGTGCTGGAACAGTTTTTCAAGGATATCGGTGTCAGTGCTGGCTATATCGACACAGGGGCCGGGTCTACATTTGAAAGCGCAGGGATGCAATATTCAACATGGAATATCGAATGGGTGGGGGGCTTTTACGAGCAGATCCCGTCTGAACAGCGGTTGGCAAATTTGCTTAATCAGTGCAATTCATATGTGACAATGACGGACAAAATCAAGCTACATACCCGGTCCAGTACATCAGTTGCAACGATTGATAAAACAGATGTAATCTCCGGATCGTTTCGATATACTCCGGTCTGGCCTTCTGACAGCGATGGTGGGCACATCGAATATATCCAAGGCGCAGGAACACCACAAACGGTCACGAACAAACTTGTGGTGCCATCTGACCCCTCAGTCGGTACGATTGCCGGGATCACTTCCCCGGATTCTGAATCATTGAGCGTTGTGTATCTCAGAGATGTGACCGGATACGATGCCGTAGATGTGGCGCAGCGGCTGGGGGTGATGTATTTCAACAGAAAATTGGAAAAGCTGAACCGATTGTCTTTCAGACTGATCCCAACTTTGGAGCATTTGCAATTAAAGCCGGATCAGGTGATTACCATTTCCGATTCTCTGTACGGCGAAACCAGGGACGTTTTAATCAGTTCTGTTTCCATTGATGAAGATATTGCCGTCAGCATTGAAGCGATTGAATTTAGTACGGGCATTATCGATTTTACGGATTTTACACCCATCGCTTACTCATCCGGCACAGACTCAGAAGATGCGTGGACAACTGTTTATAGCAGTCAGGTCAGCAATATCGTTTACACCACTCAAACAGACTATGATGCCATGACCCCGGTTGACGGGGTGTTGTATTTGATTCAGGTGGAGTAATGGTCAATCTTTGTGATATAGCGGCGATTTATCTCGGATCTACTGAGATTGAGAGGGTCTATAAGGGCGATGTGCTGGTGTGGCCGTGCGATCAAATTGAAATAGGAACATATGAATACACGGGCTCTTGTTTTGATGTCGAGCTTGCTCCCGGCACATATCTGTTTGAAGCATGGGGTGCAAGAGGGGGATATAGGACATGGTCAGATCCGGACGAACCGGGTCTTGGCGGGCATGCAAAAGGCAGTGTGACGCTGACAGAAACAACGTCGGTCCGGGTTTGTGTCGGTGGAAAGGGAAATGATGGCGGTGACGGGGGGTTCAACGGTGGCGGTGATCCTCATGGTGTTTATGGTGGTGGTGGTGGCGGTGCTACTGACTTTCGTATCGGTGGAACAGGCTTGTCGGATCGAGTGTTGGTTGCTGGCGGCGGCGGCGGGTCAACCAGTGGATATGGTGGAGACGGTGGCGGCTTGAACGGGAATGACGGGGAAGGTTCCGGAGGGGAGGGCGGTACTCAAGGGGCGGGAGGATCGCCTAACGGAGATTTTGGGTTAGGGGGTAGTCACGATTTTTCAGTAACGGGTAATTTTGTTGCTGGCGGCGGCTCTGGATGGTACGGCGGCGGCGCAGGAAAAGGCGGCGGCGGTGGGTCTTCTTATATCGGTGGAGTAGATGACGGGGAAACTGAAACCGGGGTTCGGGATGGGCACGGCAGGGCAAAAATATTCAGGGTTTATACTTAAAAGAAAGGATTCAAAAATGACAGCAAAACGAACCTTTTTGATAGCAGCAACATTGGCGATGGTGCTGATGTGCTGGTGTTCCAGTTTGTATAGCGCGGACGGTGGATGGTTCACAAAAACCGACATCGGTCCTGTTCCATTTTATACATATAAATTTTAAGGAGCTTGTTATGAAAAAGTTATTCGCAGCATTGGCAATCGTTATGTTTCTGTTTACTGGCTTTGGTTGTGGTGGCCCTCAACCAAAAGGTCCAGACAGTGTTGAAGTTGAGTTGACAAAAACAGAAAAGCTCTTGGCAACAACTGACAGGATTTATCGTAACATCAGAATTGTGATTACAGATCCAGAGGTCCAGACATTGTTTTCTGAAAAGACTTTGGGGAAGCTGGCTAAATTGGAAGATGATTATTTAGCCACTACAAAAATCCTAAAGGCATTTCCTGAAGATGCGGAAACTATTGAAAAAATAAGTGTGCTGGCTACTGAAGTAGTGGTGATTCTGAATGATGTGGAGTTTATGGAAAAGTACCGCCCTTATGTATCGGCTATCAGGATCAGCATTAACCTGTTGAGGGCCAATTTATAATTCTTGTTAATCCATCAAACATGAAACCTACATTAACCAACAAGCGAAAGGAACGAATCATGGAAAATGAACAATTAGCAGAACAGATTGGACAGCAAATCGGGCAGGAACTGAACCAGGGTATGGACTCCCTGTTTCAGAAACTTTCTGCAATGCTTACCGGGCAAACCAACACGCAGGTATCAGAAGAACGTACCTATGACATCGGAGAGGGTGAAGCCTGGAAAGCAAACATGAAACGGATGTATGACGAGTACCAGCATGAAAGCCTGACAGATATCCGGGCAAAGCGGACTCATTTTGACAACAAGATATCCAACGCAGCGCAGAACGATGAAGCCAGAGAAAAACTTAACCTTCAAGCCACTCAAAATGCCATAGAAACAGCCAATATGGTAGCGAAGCAGGCAGTGCGTCATGCTGACATGGCGATTGACCGGCAGTGGAATGTGGATGAACAGTCTGCTTTTGTATCGAAGGTTCTCAATTCGATTCAAGATCCGGCTATCGCATCTGCAATGGCAGCGGCTATTGCTGAGGCCATGCTGAAAAAAGACTGAAAAAAATAGGTTTCATGTTTGATACAGTAAAATAAAGAGGTGATGCAATGACCGAAATCCCTGAAATGCCCATAAGCCAAATTATAGATTCTTTCTGGTCAAAACTTATGAAAAGGTTTTGGTTTTATAGTGATGTTTTAGACCAGTGGGTTTGCATCCCCCTTTATTTTACCTGTGATTGGGAGTCTACACCTATAGTTAGGGGAACATCGAAAGTTGCTGGTCTGATCCATGATTATTTAAGTAGGAAAGACTCATCACCAAAGGTGTCAAAGTGGGTAGCTGCGCGGGTTTATATGGAGTTTATGAAATATTGTGGAACACCACCTGTTAGGCGGTGGGTGAAGTTCTGTGTTGTGGTGGTATGGCCTGGGTACTTTCATAAAAAATCTATTGCGTGGCAGATGGACCCAAAACAAAGACTGTGAGTTAAATGAAAGTGGGGCGGTATGACTGTTGATCCGATGATTCTGAATACATTTCTGGCGGTAATGACAATCTTTGTAATTAGTATTGCAGGTAAAGTGGTATGGAATTGGCTGCAATCTGGGCGAGTTAAAACAAAGGAGATTTATAGAACCGTGGATGAATGTGATTCTTGTAGGCAACATTGCTGTGTTAATGTATTAAAAACTCAATTTGCGGACCATGTACGAAACGAATCTGGTCAAATACAAAAGCTGGATAATATTGAACAGCGCATGAATGAAACCAGAGAAGACAATAAAAAGATCCGGGAAGAAGTACAAGGTATTCGATCAGCATTAGATACAATGGCAGGGCTGTTTGAAGGGTATGTTAAACGCTCAGATGAACGGGATAGAAGGACTACAGAAATTGGGAATCAGCAATGACATCAATGATTTGTATAAATGATATGGGTACTCTTCAGTATTTGATGGAAGCACGGCATGAACCAGTACTAATCCAAATTTTGAGTATGCTGTCTGGTAGAGGTGGTTTTACGATTCTTCAAGGGTATCATCCTGTAAAGAACCCTAAGTTGCCTGTAAAAGAAATTATCCTTGATCCAGATCATTATCAAGGAAGTCAATTATTTCGTTTAGTAACTCAAATCAATAGTAACTGGAAGTATAATCAAAGGGATATAAAAAGAGTTGCTGAAGTAGTACAAAACCCTAAAGAGGTGGATTCTTTTTTGTTAAACATAAAAACATGTGATGAAACAAGGAGGCGTTAATGCGATACATCGTTCCTGGTGAAATTATGGTAAAGAGTGTTAATGTCCTTGAGGGTATGCTTAGATATAGAATGCACCCTAAATTAATACCCATTGTTGAATACATAGCACGGCATTGGGGATTGGTAGTTACTGAGTTTCACAGACACCAAAAACATCCAAATGATTTACATGGTGTTTTTCCTGTACGCGCTATTGATTTAAGAACATGGTGCTATCCGGCAGGAATACCAGAAGCTATAGTGGAAGAAGTAAATGATGAATGGGAATATGATCCTAAAAGACCAGGACAGTATAAAGTAGCACAGATTCATAATGTAGGACAAGGGATTCACTTTCATATACAAGTCCATCATAATACAATTAGGCGTGGATAATAATAAAGGAGAATAATAATGGCAAATACTCAAGAAAGTACTGATTTTATGAAGTACGCAAAAGTGGATACTTCACCCGGAGCAAGTGGTTATTTTACCCCCACTTTAGGTCCAAGGAATATAAAAGGTTCTAAAGGGGGTAAGTTCTGGTTCGATGTATCTGGTAGTGGTACTATGACTGTAGTACTGCAAAGAAAACCACCCGCTACTGGAGCAACATGGGAAACGTACGAAACATTTACTTCTAATGATCGTAAAGAAATGTCAATTGGTGCTGCTGGTGTTCAGTGGAGGGCTGGTGTACTAAATGATGCAGCATATACGTCAGGTACTAAGTATTTTGGTTTTGATTGGTAAAAACGGAGGGACAAAATGCTTAGAGATGTAACACAAGCAGTAACACAGGATGTTACTAAGTCTTTATTCGGGGATACTGGCTTCACCTCCACCGACGTCCCCCAAGCCGAGGCCGATGCCCTCATTGCCTTCTACGATGCCACGGACGGGGATTCCTGGACCGACAACACCGGCTGGGGAACCGACACGACTGTTGGGGACTGGTACGGCGTGACGGTATCCGGGGGGCATGTGACGGCCCTTAACTTGAATGGCAATACCTTGAATGGTGAGGGGTTGCAGTGTTTATCGCCACTATCTGAACTTACCTCTTTGTATTTGCAGAATAATGGAGACCTGACAGGTGATGTTGATTCCCTTAATAACCTAACAAGCCTTGAAAAATTTTATTGTCATACTACCGGATTATATGGAAACTTCAATAACTATAGTGCGGGTGCTATGACTTTAGTTATTATGTACCAAACAAATATCTCTGGAGACTTGAACCAGTTTGCCGTGTTCTCCGGGCTAACTGGGGTTAACTCATGGCAGGGGTTATCTGTATATGGAACAAATATTGAACAGTATACTACCACTCCGCTGCCTGCCTGGGGCTGTTTCTTGGAGGTGCGTGGTATTGTCTTATCACAGACAAGCGTTAATTCTTTTTTAGAGGATCTGGACGACGCTGGTGGGATCGGCGGTGTCCTTAACATTTCTGGTGTCAACAACGCCGCCCCATCCTGGGGAACCGAAGGGTCACCATCTGACACTGCCCTGGCTGTTGTGTCCCTGCTGGAGAAAGACTGGACGCTGACGGTTACGGGATCGGTCCCGCAATGGGTCTTGGATCTGGTTGAATGGACCTGCACCGCCGGGGATCTGAAGCTCGCTACGAAAGACGGCGAAGCCATGATGTTCGACATCAACGATGAGGACTTTTCTGGTCTTGCTGCCGAAGGTGACGGCACGAGTAATTACCTGCTTGAATTCGTGGACGATGCCGACAAGACTGCCAGGGCGTATGCTTATACGGTTGGGGGTGGGGAGGCTCTGGGGAATGAGTTGGTTACGAATGGGGATCTTGCAACTGGTGATACTACCGGATGGACAGCCTATTCAGATGCGATATTATCTATTGTAAGCCAGCAACTACAGACACAGTTGACAGGTGGTGATACATTCGGAAGCGCAGGTCAACAATTAGCTATATCTCAAGGCCAACTGTGCTTTTTTACTCGTGACAATATAAGCAAGTCAAGTTCTTTTGGGTCTCGTGTTGATGCAACAGCTTCTGGTTTTGAACCAGTATCTTCAACATATACATCTATAGGGACCAAATCAGAATATTTTACAGTTAATAGTTTATCAGCCTATGTACAACTATATACATCGGGTGAAAACTCAAATGCAATATTTGATAATATCTCCGTTAAAGCCCTCACCGACATCCCCGCCACCGGCCTCCACCTTGTCTCAACCCAAGACGGCACCACCCGGAACATGGCCTCAGTCGAAACCGGCTTTAATCCCAACGCAATCGTCAAGGTGCGATTCCTTGATCCGAGCTTATAGGAGGTAACATGACAACCTTTATCGAATACCAAAAATCAGCTTTACCGGATAGCTGGTCAGCCGTAGTCATAGAAGACAACCGCTGCGTTGCCTGCACCCGAAACTATCGGCATAGCGATGGATCACGAACCAAGGATTTGACCCTTATCGAAGACCTCAAAGGAACTCGTGAAGATGTGCTGGCCAGTTTAAAACGGCAATACCCTGATGCTAAATGTACTGAAATGTGAGGAGCAATCATGAAAACAGTTATAAACGGCCACATCGTTAAAAGAAACCTGTTCGGCAAAGTCACCATTAATGGACAGAAAACCCCTCTACCTTACCGTGAAGCAGTGAAGGCTTTGCAGACTGAATCATCCGGGCACTGGAAAAGCGTCTGGAATCGGGATCAGCAACGATGGGAGGCTGCGGCATGATACAGCAAACATCTGAATACAGAAATCGAAACCACGTCCGGCTGTACGCCTCAACCAACAACGGCTCCCGAATCATCGGGGATACTGTCATGGACGCTGACAGCAACAGCACGACTATCAGCCGGAAGCCTATCACCGAAGTACCGGAAGGGGTCTTGCCTGAACAGTGCGACATAGCCACCGCCCGATCAGTCCTTGCCGGGATGGTGCTGGAAGGGGATCTGCTTGACGATGAAGTGGAAGCCCTGCTGAGTGTATACCGGAAATGGTCCGATCTGGACGATGGTACAATCCTTGAAACCGGCGATATGCTGGCCCATGACGGCCAGCTATACCGGATTGTCCAGGGTCACAACAAGCAATCTGACTGGCCTCCGGATACCACGGCGGCACTGTTTACCAAGGCGGTACCGGAGAATGTGATACCGGAATGGGTACAACCGCAAGGAGCGCATGACGCCTATCAGATTGGCGATAAGGTGACGTTCAACGGCCATATCTGGGAATCAAAGATCAACGCAAATGTTTGGAGTCCGTCTGTGTATCCCGCAGGCTGGGCTGATTTGGGGGCAGTATGAAACAATATTTCTACGCAGCTTTAATCTGTTGGTCCGTGTGCCTGATTGTGTTGTTGTTCGGCTGCACAGCTGTTGAGCACAAGCCGCTACCGGAGGGTGATCCAGCAAACCCGCCGCTGGGATATGTCTTGCATTGTTTTGAGTTTCCCGATTCTCCGTTTTGCAAACAGGCAGATAAATGAGCCGGGTATCTGAAACGGTCCACTGGAAAGTATTGACTCATTTTGTGTATGTACCTGACAAGGAATTGCACCCGGATTATTTTGACCACTGGATGAGTCACGCCGATGCCGTGGAGAAGGGCGATGTGTTCCGTGACGATTGTGATGGGTTCGCCATGACCTGCTCTGAAATGTTACTCCTGGCCGGGGAAGATCCGGCAAAGATTAAGCTGGTAATGTGCAAAACAGAAATTAACGAAAGTCACTTGGTATGCAGCCATGACGGTTGGATTCTGGACAACCGGCAGCGGCATGTCAGGCGGTGGGAATCTATGCCGTATCAATGGATCAGCAGTATGAGAATGAGCGAACCAGGAACATGGAAGGAAGTGGCATGAGATACATTTTCGTAGTACTGGCAATAATGGCAATCATGTCCGGGTGTTGTTGTACAGGCCAAAGCACCCCGGTGGGAATATGAGTTTGTCAGCCAAATGGCTTGAAAATGGTATAATTGATTTAAGGGCGATTTAAGGTAATTTAAAGCGGTTTAGGGGGTAAGGGGTAAGGTTGTATGCCTTGCCCCTTATAAATTGAAATTAGGGGGGGTTTTGGGGGGTTGTTTTTGGGTTCAATTTAATACTTTCACCTTTGATGCCCTTTTTTTCATTTTTACTTCAAAAATCTTATCTGCAAAGTTTGTAAATCTTTCACTATGCGTTACCATAATAATCTGCAATCCAAGTTCTTTACTCAACATCTTTATAAGTTCTCCAGCCCTTTCGTGATGGTTTAGGCTTAAATGTGTCATGGGTTCATCCAGTACTAATGTATTTCTGTACTGCCTTGTCATACTCCAACCTGCACATCGTAAACAAAAGGCTGCTATGTCTGCTGCACCCAATCCACTCATACTGATAGGGTCTACTAAATTACCATCTTTTTCATACCAAAGCCCACATTCAGTCTTACCCCTTTTGATTTCAAACAGTACCTTAAAATTGTACTCAGTATCAAATACCGTATTCAAGCCAGTGCTGACCATATCACTAAGATGGTACTCCAGTTGTGCTTGTGTTTTTAAGGCAATGTCTTTTATGAATTCCAATGCTCTTTCTTTGCGTATTACTTGAGTCTTTAAGGTTTTATTTTGGTATTTTAAATTATTCAGTTGTTTACTTATTAAATCTCTTTCTGTACGTTTAGCTTGTAGTTTTTCTTTTAAATGTTCTAAATCAATCATTTAATTTCCTTTGGTTTATGAAAGGATTTTATTAACTCTATCTTTAAATCTAATAAAGAAATATAAAGTTTTGTTGCTTGGTAATCTAAAGTTTTTTTGTACCAATCACCTAATAATATTTCATTAAAAATTAAATAACATTCCCGCTCAATTTTTTTTACAAAGCAATGAAATAAATAATCATCCCACAATTTATTAATCATGTTTTTACCTCAAAGACATGAAAGACCAACGCACCACTCATCAAATGATACGAACCAATATAAGTTTTGGGCGTTTCTTGTGAAATAGGGCTTCCAGTTCCGTAAATTCTAAATACACGTGTTTCTCTTTGTGCGCTTGGATTACATAAAGCCCAGATACATGGATTATGCTGAACGTTCAAATAAAGTATCTCAGCGTGTTTTGGCATTTGTATTTCGACAACATCATTGGTTTCAAATTCAAACTTCCATATAACTTTATTCATCTTCATCCCCTAACCCGTAAATAAAATCGGTACCTATTGAATTATTATAAAATTTTGTTGCGGGGTCCACATCTCCAGCATTATAAATTAAATGAGTGTTTGCTTGAATATAACAATATCTTGTTGTGACGTCTTCCCCAGCAATAAAGGCATCACCATCACTAATATTTTTTGTGGTTTTTTCTACATAACCTGTGTGTGGATTAATACATAAAATATCACCCTTTTTTATTTCTTCAGGAAGCAAAAAGGGTGCTGCTTCCCCGTCATTGTCAATTATTATCCTCATCTTCATCCTCCCATGTTTGTATTTCTTCCTGTATTTCTTCCATCAGTTCTTCAAGGGTGTCTTCATCCTTTTTAATTTGCTTTTTTAAGGACTGTATTTTAGTGTTACCAGCTTTAATGATTTTGTCTTTACTTGCGCTTTTAGGTAAATCTAATGCACTTCTGAGATCATCGTACAGTCCACTTAACCTGCCATCATTACGGGCTATTTCATTTTCTGTTTTAGCCAGTTTCTTTTTAATACTCAGTAATTCATTTTCGATGCTCATAATTATTCTCCTAAAGGATCATCTATGATTATTAAATTTGCGCTTTGTCCTCTTATTTCTGATTTCATTTTTGATTTTAAATTTTCTAAATAAAAGTTAATTCTTTTTGGGTTGTGTTGTATTTCTTTTATTAAACCTTCTATATCATTTTTTGTTAATTCTATAGATTTTATGTTAGATAAACCGCATAAATTCCCACCCCAAAAATGATAATGTCTAAATTTATTTATATGTAGAAGCATATTACTCCTCCATCCAGGTATAAATAATATCTTGTACCCGTTTTGGTATTTTATTTTCCTTTATCCCTCTTTCAATATTTTCTTCAAAACTTAGTCCAGCATCCCACCCTTGCTTTAGTTTCTCAATAAAAGCATTTAATCGTTTATCTTTGTGCTTTTTGATTTCAATATGTTCTCTGCTAATCACCCCCTTTTTTATTTTAAGGTAATGGCGTTTTAGTTTATGTTGCTTAGAATCATAAAAGAATACACAAGGTCTATGGTCTATTTGATCTGCTTTGTGCCGTGTAAGTGAACCGGGGTTGACTAAAAGCTGTTTACCCTTTCTTGCAGTAAAGGTTCTGTGGTTGTGACCAGTAACAATTAAATCAGCATCAGGAAACCAATCAAATAATTCATGGCATTCTGGGTCTTCACAACCGGGCCAAGGGGGAATGTCTTTGTATGTCATAATATGGGCAAATACTATAGTCCTTTTTTTAATTCGTAAAGGCCGGTGTTTAGCCGGATCTGTTCCCCAATCAACTTGAAAAAGTATTCTATGTATAATATCTGTATCAAATAAAATTTGTAAACCGGACCTTTCCATGTTTTCGATATTGTGTCCTGGCATGTCGTGATTGCCGATAATAGAATAAATGAACCCGTTAAGTGGAAGAAATTCTCTTATTGTTTTATTTAAAAGGAAAGGGCTTGTTTTCCAATGTTGAAATAAGTCACCAGCAAGATATATAGGACAATCTAACTTACCTGATAAAGTAAGTACCTGCTTAACTTTGCCCCATTGTGCTTCCCAGAAATTATCTGTTCTGCATTTAGGTTGCGTATCCCTTAAATGCCAATCTGCACTGATGATAAGATCAGGATTAAAAGGTTTCTTTTTTCGTATCATTATTTTGTCCTTTTCATTAATTTAAGTGTCACTCCTTCTTTGGTTTTATTTGTTACTTGTAAAGTACAGAGTACATGTTCTTTATCATAAAACAAATCAACTTCTTGCCCTACTTCTAAATCATCTATTGGGTCTATTGGATCTGTTGGATCAAATGTAGCTTCAAAAGAAACTTCTTCATCACAAGACTGATTACACATAAAATCACGTAATTCTTTTGTTGGTTTGAAATCACAAGATCCTGTTATAGAAAGTCTATCAATCATGGTTTTATTATTTCACCTCCTGATCGCACAATGGACATACGTTTGGCATCAATTCATGGAATTGTTCTTGTAATTCTTCTTTGTCTTCTTGTAAATGATCTACCGCCCTTGAAGTACCAGAAATATGCAATATTACTTCCTCAAGGGTACTCATAAAACCAGTTTTCTTTTTTTGTTCAATTACAATATCACTCAGTGCATCTACTTTTTCTTTTATTTTCAGTCTATGTCCCAAAAGTCTATTTTGTTTTGTAACACCATTGATCGTATTGTTTTTCTCATTGATCTCCTGAACATAAACCAAAGAATCTCGTATTTTATTTTTAAGTACAATTGCTTTACCAAAAGCATCTTTTAACTGCATCCTTTTTTGTAAAACTTCATTCAACTTTTCAAGTTTACGTATTTCGTACAACATAAGGCCGGTATTGTTTAAAATACGGGTACTATTTTCGTGTTTTTCAAGGGTTTGGGTGTAAGTGCATACCTTAGTATACCTTTCATCAATACCGGCGTATTTTGATAGGTCTTTTTCCTTATCTTGTATTTGTTCTTTAATGTTATTTAATTGGAGTTCAGTCTTTCTTAAATCAGCCTTCCCCTTGGATACTGTTTTATCTATTTTGTAAAGACCAGCCACTTTATTAAAGAAAGCAGCAACTTCCCCCGGTGATTCACTTAACAAAAAGATAGGAGCATCTTTTTCCAGTTGCTTTTGAAAATTAATCTTTCTGTCCATGTTGAAAAGGGCGGTTACTTCATCTGGTGGATTCTGACCACCAGCTTTTAATGTTTTGGTTCCTTTTTGGGTTGTTATTTTGTACTGTGTTTGTTTATCTCTTGATATTTCAACAATACCATTATCCAGTACAACCCTTGATAGCATTACTCCACCACCCCAATTTCTGTGTGGATCACCAAGGGGTCTGTTTTGCCATGCCCAGTACAAAGAATTCATTATAGCTGATTTACCGTGTTCACTTGGTCCCACTATTATATTGACACCAGGATGAAAAAGCAGTTTAGAATTCTTGTGGTTTTGAATATTTTGGATATGCAGTGATTTAATCATAATGATTACACATCTATTTTTGGAATAATGTAATTTACATTCATATAATGAAATATAGCCGTAGGTTCATCCAAAGTTGAAACGTCCAGAAAACGTATTTCAATACTTTGTACTTTAGTTCCAGTTTGATTCATAAAATCATTTACTTGATTCTGCACTATTCCCATTACACCACTCTTCATACGTTCTTTCAAAAAGATTTCTTCTTCTACAATTTTTTGTGCTGGTGTACTCATTCTTTAAACTCCTTTTCTTTAGGTATACGTAACTTTACTGATCGTACAATTTCATAAAAGTCATCTTCATCCATCCATTTAGGCTTTTGAAAATATATTAAAGGAACTAACTCGTTTTTTCCTTTTACCGACCCCCAAATAGACGGTGATTTGCATATTCCTTTAAGTCCTTTAATGGCTATATCATAATTTTCTAATTGCATTATTCAGTCCACCATCCATTAATTTGTGGTGCTGGTAAATCATCAAGCTGTCTACGATGATACCCTTCCATCCAACTTTCTGTTTTAATTATTTCAATTTGTTTAGGAGTATATAAAGTGTATCCATTGGAATGAAAAAATAACAAAGTACTACATACCCCCCCTGTAAACACACAAAGTAATATAAGAAATAAAGATATTATAAATTTCATGCGTGAATCTCCCGCCAGAAGTTGACCCATGCTTGGGCGCGGGCTTCGGTTAGGTGGATCATGCCTGCTTTAAGTTCGATATTTTCTGGTGGGGTGTTGTGCCAAAGGCATTTTCTAATAACATGAGGGAACCATGACCAATATATCGTTCCCTTTTTAGGCGCTTCCGTCTCCGGCTTCGGCAGTTCGTAGGTTTTGCCGTGGACCGTTACCGGGATGGTTGGATGCTGGAAGGTTTCGAGGCAGGTGCGGCAGTACTCATATGATTCAGACTCAGATTCAAACCTTAATCCTTCCCTATAATCGAGCGATATTAACTTACCTTTTATCCATCCATCACAATCAGGATCGTCCGAAAACTCCATCATCTTCCCCACATACTTCTCAGCCTCCCGCCAGTTCAGGCCGGAGAAATATTCACAATCAAAGGGCGGTTCTTTTCGGCGGTATTGGCAACAACCCAACCATCCCGGTTCGCTTGTACAGGGACACCAAGTGTCTTGTGAACTTCTAATTTCCCACAGTTTCCACGGCCTTTCATAATTCAAACAATCTTCCACATACTGTTTTTTCAGTTCTTCGTGTGCCATTGTTACCTCCTTTTTATTTAGCTTTCTTTAACCAGTTAGTAGGATTCCATTTTCCAGAAGGTTTATATGGTAAGAGTCCTTTGTCTGAATGAAACATTTTTTCTATTCTGTTGTACTCATTTCTAATCATAAAACCTTTTCCAATTTCATTTACAAAGTACCCAATTATTGTAACTGGGCTATTTTCTACATTATTAAAGTGTACAGGAATAACCTTATCCCCTATTTTTAATTCTCTTGATGACCTGATCTGTTCTTTGCCAAAATATGGTCTTTCTGATACTAATGGTCTTTCTGATGGTACTAATGGTACTAATGGTACTAATTCCATATAAACCTCCTTTTTAAAAAAGCAGCCAGTCCGGACTGATCAATCCATTCAGGTACCAACCCTATGTTGGTCTCATGGACTGGCTGCTCACTCGCTCTGTGATAAGTTGAGTTATTTTGAGCGAGTTTTTGTAGAACAAGCTGTACAGATCACTTCCCGTAATTCGCACAATTTTGGGGAAGCCCATCCTTCCCCGGCTGGGCCTTCATCAGTATGTTCCAAAAGAATTTCCTGCAATAGATTTGCTTGATCTTGATTCAACTCAATAACTACTTTAGCTTTTGGCATGCTTTTCCCCCTTTCGTAAATAGATTTCATTTAAAATAATATCTGCTTTACAAAAACTACGCCGACACCTTATCATCTCCCGCCTGAATTTTGAAATCGTGGGTTTGTATTCTTTGTCCACCTGGTTTTCATAATCCAGTATCATTTTGTTTAAATCTTTCATCTTTTGCTGAATGTATTGATATTCATCAAACCACGCTAAATACTCATATGTAGATGATTTTCCTTTTATTTTCATGCTACAACCCCTGCACATGTTCTTCTCCTTCCTTGATTATTTTTTCCATACCCTTGATTATAGATTCTGTATCCTGCATGATTTCATACAGGCCACCGTC